CATCACTAATATTCTTATTAGCACTAACAGGCTTAACAGGAGTGATTAGACCAGGATTAGACTCAAGCTGTCTCTGACCTTCAAAATCAACAACAGCTGGGTCTGCCCAAGTCTGAGTTACTCCATGTTCAACTGTCTGAAGTGTAAGACTGATAAGATCATTAACAACATCCTGGATATTAACAAGCAACTCGCCGAGCGGCTCATGAGTTAAATAGTCTGATGTTGGATTCTTGCTTAAAGTCCAATGATCATCTAACTTTTCAGCTACATAATCAGCACAAACATCATTTACAAATGTAACCCGGCACCCGAATGGAAATTCAGATTTCAGCTCATTACATTTATCTTCTGGAAGAACGTTGAAAGCAGCCGGTCTTAACCAGCAGTTTCTAACTGTAACGTTATTTTCAGATGTTTCTCCACGGTATTCAACATTCTGCCTGTAAGTAGAATCATAGGAATCATATCCACCAATACCACCAGCATTAGGTTGACCACCTTGAGCGATCTTATCTCTAATGTCTGGATAGATTTCTATAGCATTGGCGTAATGAGTTTCGTAAGCCTGAATCAAGTATGGAGTATCAGACTGCTTCTTTGCGTAGTTAGCAATCTTAATATACAAACCACCATAAACTTCAATACACATACGTCCTTTAGGCTTCTCAGTTGAGCCTACAAGACGCGGAACAATTAACGTGCTCTTTTGGAGATTCTCATCGAGAAGAACTCCGCATTCTGGACAGAGACCGCCAAGATCATTAAAAGCATCGAATAACTCTACGTCTGCTTGATCCGGGTCATACTTGTCTTCAAAAGCGGCTTCAAATTCTTCGTCGGTTAAATTGGCATTGCATGAAGGACAAATGTATCCTTCTACTGTCTCGTCTTTATAAGTGCGCTCTTGATAAGTTCCGTATTCTTTATCCTCATGAACGTAAGAGTAGAAGCCAATTAATCCTTCTGTGCAGTAGACGTATAAAGCCTGAAGCCAGAGACTAACAACATCGTTGTATTTGTAGACTTGTTCACTGATAATGTTACCAGCCTTAGATGTAGCTATATCAAGCGGATTATCTGCATCACCTGGAACGCATCTAACAGATGGAACTTGAACCGACAATGCAGCAATAATAGTTTCAAGAAAAGCTCTGAATACGTTAACAGGTCTATCGTAATAAGACTGTTGGGTATCACCACTGTTAGGATCAAGACTAGAAGCAATGCGATAATCTCTAGCCGTTTCGGACCAATAGATTCTATTCAGATTATTCCAGTAAAGTTTCAGCTTCCGATAATGACGAAGTTGTCCCTCACGCGTAGCTCTATCTTCTCTGTCGAAATGTTCTACGACAGATTTAAGACTATTAGCTAGCTCGGAGTCCAGTTTGTCTTCGTCTTTTCTGGCCATTTGTTTCTTAACTAAGCCTTTGCGAACATTGACTTCTTTTTCTTGCTAGTCTTCTTTAGGAACTCTTTAGCTACTTCAGGACTTGGAGCAGCCGCACTAGCGACCTTTCCTTTAGAAGCAGCCTGCATAAGCCTAAATTGCTTTGAGCTTTTAATTGGCACTGTTAACTCCTACTGCTAGCTGCCGATTCAATTCCCAAGGCTGATTCCGCCTCTGCTATTTGTTCAGGAGTTGGTTTAGGTTTATCAATCCTAGATTCATGATCAGCTCTACCTATAACATTACTATTCGCTAAAGTCTTAGCTAATTCTCTATCTCGTCTTTCAAGTTCAGCACGTCGTCTTGCAAAGTTTTGAATCGGTGGAGCGTTAGTAATAGAACTAACATGCTGAGGCGGTAATTCTATTACTTTAGGATTTAGCAAACTCAATAACGTATCAGTGAGCTGCTTCTTTTCTTCATTAACAATAGCAAGCTGCTGCTTTAGGACTTCGCATCCTTTACAGGAATCATAATCCCAGTGAAAGATGCGGCTTAGTAGTCTAATCAATTGTAACTCCTATTCATCATTCGCCTTCGAGCCAAGATGCCCATTCGTTGAATTGGTTTAGCTTGCCCAACTAGTTGACCAGCAAAATCGGCTCCATGTTCTAGCCGTTCCATCTGTCTGTAAAAAGTAGTCATATCACCACCATTCTTCATATTCTCTAGTATGTTAGCAACCTTAGCTTGATGATTAATATCTCCAATCTCTCCGGTCAAATAACGCTTAACACCTTTACAGAAGTAACGTAAGTCATCAATCGGATCATCTCCATCAAATTCTTCAATGTCTTCTGTTTTAGTCTCAGAATAAATACAAGCCGGAATCGTATCAATCAGAATCTTACAGCTTGGAAAAATCTGCAGAATGGGAATGTTCTGTTCATTCTCTTCGTCTAAGAACTGTGCTCTATATCTTGCTTGAGCTTCAGGTCCATAGTTACGAAGAATCCATGCAGACTTTTCTAAATCGTAAAACTCACCTTTAGCTCGAAGTGTCTTTCTTGGTTCCCAACGTAGAAATTCATGTATTAAGTTCAGTCCAGTAATACGACTACCAGGAGTGTTTTCGCTACTGCTAGCTATAAGTCCACTATGCAAATTGAACTGATCTACGATAGTATCACTCCCACGATCTTGCCAAGCAGAACCACAGAGAATAGTATGCATAATATTTTCGTTATTCTCATCATGAATCTCTCTTATCTCTGAAGCCCAATTGGCAATGTCTCGTCCAATCCAAGATCGTTCTCTATAAACGTACACTCTATTTTCTGGAGAAATCGCTCCCCACATTGCATAGCACATTGCTCGTTTGCCCCAGTCAATAGACAATATCCGAGGCCACCATTCCGGTATAGCAAATGGTTCGCATACATGCAATGCGTTATCAGGCTCACCTGGAAATCTAATAGGTCTGAAGGTAGTGAATACAGAACCTTTGAATGCGTTCCAGTCTCCGTATTTCTTTGCTCGCTTTTCGGCTTCTGGAAGGAGTTCAAGTCTCTGCGCATACCCAGGATCAAATAATTTACCGGTAGGATTATCTTCAATGAAAGCAGGAATAAAGATTCTATAAGTCTGCGACCTAGAATCATACAATCTAGTATATCCATCTGGAGCCGGCTTAATAAATCTGTTGTGTGTAAAGGTCTGTCCGATTCCACCTGGGTTAGTTCCATTCCTCATTATCGCTACATTTATATGAGCTGTTCCAACGCGGATACGAGAAGTCATATAAACGTAAGGATATTCAGGGAAGTGGGTTAATTCATCGAAAGCTCCGTAGTTGTACTGAGCCGAATCATACATGGTAATGTCGGATGGATTCTTAACGTGGCCAAAGTCCATGTAAGAACCATATTCACGCCATTCCCATGAGTGTTTCTGCTCGTTGTAAATCCCTCCAGTTTTAGGATACCATTCTTTAGAAAGACGAATGATTTCCCGTTCGAGGTCTGGAAACTTACGTCTTAAAATAATACCTTTAAATCCTCGATACTTATAGAATCCACGGAACAAAGGCAACATGGTGAGAATCCAACTTTTTCCACCATAAGCCGCTCCGCCGTATAATGCTTCAAAGACTTCATCTGGTAAGCTTAAAAAGTCTTCTTGACGAGGATGCGGTTTAATTTCAAGACTCTTAGAGAAGTCTTCTAGTAAACCGTTTCCTTCGCCAGTCATTGCTAGTTTTACTTCTTTGTTTCAGTAGTAATCGCTGCTCGCATGGTAGCTACGGTTGCACCACCAAGCATAACAATAAGAGTCTGAAACTGCTCCTGAGTAATAAAACCAAGAGCCTGAGCAGCTCCAAGAGCACCAATGGCAACTGCCATCAGATAAGTCTTTCTACCTTTGAAAAAACTCACGATGTCCCTCCTAACAATGATTCTGACTTCTTCTACGTCCCACGCTTTAACGAATAGTTCTTTCCAGTACTTAGACTCACTTAATAAGCTTGGGCTTTTAATTCCATTAGAAATATGATTCCAAAGCTTACGCAGATTATTAAGATTAACTAGTCCCACTACTAATTCTTAGTAATCTTAATGTTTCTTGCGTTCCCTGGAGCAGTAACTCTAAAGTTAACTGCAACCGGAGAACTGACTCCCCACTCATTCCTAGCCGTTAATGTAACAGTTTGCAATGAAGCACCGGGAATTTGAAGTGCTTGCCTGCATCCTGTCGTTGGACTACAAGTAGTATTGAGAATAACATGCGTTACATTTGTCAGTCCGTTATTATGAACCAGAGTGTAATCAATGACATTATCTTCAGGAATATTCATATCCCAAGCTACAAAAACCTGAACAGGATATGTAAGCTGTGCAGTTACAACAACCGGAACAAGCAAAAGAATCAAAGTTACTAGAACTCGTTTCATCCTTCAAATCCTCCCTTTCCTCTCAACCGTGCTTCCATAAGTGCTAGAATATCTTCTTTACGAATCCTATCTTTTTCTTGATGCTCAATCAACGAAATAAGTTTAATGTTGCTAGCTGTATTATCTTGAATAACTTTCATTAACATATCCGCCATGACTCTCCAAAGTTCAGTATACTGTTTAACATCCTTCCGATAATACATGAACATGAAAGCCGCGAGGACACCACCCACCCCTAAGGTCGCTAACCATTTGACGAAATTGGGATCGCCTTCCATTTTAATCTTTAAAAGTGCTTAGCAATGATCAAAGCGTCATCGTTGATTGATCTTATATAAGGAGCTGAAGATGTAAAGTTCTTATTGGCATCAAGCGTAATTGCCTGCCAAGTACTTTCATCCAGAGAAACTTCAATAGTTCCTCCAGCCGTTATTACTGTGAAATTACAAAGCTGCGCCGGAGTAGCATACACGTCATCTTGCACCAGCGTTTTGACTACTCCAAGATTGATCAATTCTCTCATAACGGGAACACCTTTGCTACGACTACTGAATCGTGACCGATAGACCGAATGAAAGGCGCTGAGGTTATGAAGGTTTTGTTACTATCTAATGTAACGTTTTGCCAGGTTGTTGCATCTAAAGAAATCTGAATTGCTGCTCCACCTGGAACAATAGCAGTAACTCTAACTAATCTAGCAGGAAGGACATAAGTTATATTCTCAGTTAAAATAGCAGGCGTACCAGGATTTAAACTTCCACCACCAGAAGGAGTAGGAGGTGGAGGACTAGAACCAGCCGCTAACCCAGTAAGAACTAAATGTTCTATATCTGAGTCTGGACCGATTCCGAGAGTGATTATCTGCACCGGCTTCGTTGCCTTTTAAAAGACTACGTTGCTCTGGTAATAGCAGTCGGATCAGTTGCACTATCTAATGTGAATGTCATTGATGCAGTAGAGCCATTCTCTTTATTAACTGTCATCGTAACGCCAGTAACTGAACGTTCAAACAAGAATCTAGTAAGCATTAACAAAGCTTGACGAATA